ATGAGCCAAGAATGACTGAGTTCTTAAGACGTTCAGGCCATAGGGTTATACCTGCAATCAAAGGCAAAGATTCTGTCAATGCTTCTATTGATTTATTAAAGAGATACAAGCTTTATGTAAAAGGAGATAATGCAATTAGAGAGTTTAGGAATTACAAATGGAAGAAAGATAGACAGGGGCGAATAACAAATATACCAGAACACGACTTTTCACATAGTATAGATGCAAGTAGATATATAGCTTTTGCAATGCTAGGCAAACCAAACTTTGGTAGATATGCAATTAGATAAATTTTGTTTTATTAACAAATATTAATATCTTAGATGTATGAAAACAAGATTACTTACAAATAAACAAAGAAACTCTTTCAGATTAGACGTAATAAACAAGGGTAATTATAACACTTATTACTTCAAGACAAAACAGGAAGCATTAGAGTTTCAAAAAAAACTTTAAAAAAAAGTTATTAAAATTTGTGGATAATTAAAAAAAGTATATCTTTGAGTATAATTAAAAAACAAAACAAATGAAAAAGTTTATAGAAAGAATTATATTAAGTGATGCGTTTGTAAAAGCATTTGTTTACATCTGTGCTATGATATTCACTTTAATATTCAGTATCCAATTAATCTAATCCCATTCTTTTTCATTAGTTGTTTAATCTATAATGATTAATTGGTTAGGAGGTCTCAAAAGGGCCTCCTTTTTTTTTGTCTAAAATCGAGTTTAAATTTCGATATATATATATGAGAGTTAATATAAACGTTCCTACAGACTTATCGGAAATTAGTTTAAGGCAGTATCAAAAGTTCTTAGAAGTTCAAAAAGAGAATGATAATGAAAACTTCTTAGCTACTAAAATGATTGAGATATTCTGCGATATTGAAAACAAGAATGTCTTTAAAATGAAAGCAAAAGATATACACAGAATCACAAATATTCTAGCTGATATGTTTGAACAGAAACCACAGCTCATAACAAGGTTTACAATGAATGGTGTTGAATACGGATTTATTCCGAACCTAGATGATATGACCTTAGGCGAATACGTAGACTTAGATACTTATATCTCTCAATGGGATAGAATGGAGTATGCAATGTCTGTACTTTACAGGCCTATTAAAGATAAGTATAAACAGAAATACAATATAGAAGAATACACAGCAACAGATCAAGAGAAAATGAAAGATATGCCTTTATCAGTTGTCTTTGGTAGTATGCTTTTTTTTTACCGTTTAGGGATAGACTTATCGAGAGTTATGACCAATTATTTGGAGGGGGGCAATCAGACCCACTTAGCGGCGATGGACAGTTTGCGGAAAAATGGGGATGGTATCAGTCAATTTACGCACTCGCTCAGGGAGATATTAGACGACTTGAAAATATCACTCAATTAAATGTCCATAAGTGTTTAACAATGCTAACCTTTATGAAAGAAAAAAACGATTTAGAAATAAAAAAAATTAAAAGTAAAACTAGATGAGCGCACAAGGTATAAGAGGTTTTTATCAATTAACAGATACTTTAAAAGACAATCTGCTTAACGATATAAACTGCAACACAGTAACAACAGGAGATATAACAGAAATAGATTTATCTAAACAAACTATATTTCCTTTGAGTCATATTATAATCAACAGCGCAACACCTGGAGAATCTACAATTAGTTTCAACATAACAATTATGTCAATGGATATTGTAAATATTGACAAGGAAAAAGCTACTGATATATTTGTAGGTAATGACAATGAGCAAGATGTTCTTAACTCACAGCTAGCAGTGCAAACTAGACTTATAGCTTTATTAGGTAGAGGTAATTTATATACTACAAAATACCAATTAGTAGGAGAGCCAAGTTGCGAGCCTTTCTATGAAAGATTTGAAAATCAATTAGCAGGATGGGCCTGTACTATGGATATAATAATTGAAAACGATGTAAGCAGTTGCTAATGGATTTGAAAGCAGTTAAAATATTATTACAAGACTTTGGAGATTATGTTATACAACAATCAAGAAGTAATTTAACTAAAGGCAATAAAGAATATTCTAAAAAACTATATAACTCTTTAGATTATGAAATTAGTCCAGATGCAAAAGGTTTAGTAATAAGCTTTATAATGGAAGAATACGGATTGTTTCAAGATGAGGGTGTTAAAGGTAAAGACCCTTCTAAAGTTTCTCCAAATGCAAAAATAACAGGCCAACAAGCACCAAATTCAAGATTTAGATTTGGAAGCGGAAATTATAGAGGTTCATTTGAAAAATTCGCACAAAGGATGTCTCTATTTGCAAAATCAAAAAACATAAGATTTAGGCAAGGTAAAACAGGAAAATTTGCAAAAGGTGGATATAAAAGTATGGGTTATGTCATAGCAAAAAATATTTACTATCGAGGCCTTAAACCAAGTCTATTTTTTACAAAGCCTTTTGAGAAAAGATTTGACAGGTTACCAAATGATCTTGTGACCGCATTTGTAAACGACATAGAAAAAAATATTTAAAATGGCAATATATAAAGTAAACATAAACAATCCTGTATATTTAAAAATATCAAACTCAACTTTAGCAGATTGTGATTTGACAGTATCTATATATTCAGGAACATTTCAATCATCTCCTAGCACAACGTATCAATTAAGAAAAAACGAAGTGGCAGACAATAACTTTGTAATATTTGAAATAGGAGAGCTTATAAAAGACTATATAGAATATAGCTTCAATGGAACATTTGGAAACAATGGCGTAAACTTATGGGTTAAGACAGTTGCAACTCCAAGAAACTCAGCAGGAACAAACCTAGATGCAATTACAACTCTTATGATGGCCTTTGATGGCGTAGGTTATTTTGAAGATGGGTTTACAAGTGAATCTCAAACAAATGGCTCTACGACCTTGTTGTTAAATACTTATGTAGGAAGCACAACTAAGCTAATGTCGAATGATACAATATTTAGAGAAGAAAACGAAATTCTTAAAATACCTGTGGTCGCAAACCTAAGTGTAAATTCTGGTAGTGATACTTTAACAGGTGCAACTACAGTAAACTTTAAAAATGGTGCAACGACAGTTACAAGTGTTACAGTAGGCACAGGCATAGATACAACAAATACGACAATAGAATATGCTACAAGTACAAGTGCTACTTTAACAAGTGTAGATATTGTTTCAGGTTCAGGAACGGAAACTATAACAATCAAAGAACAGCCTTGTAGTAAATACACAAACTTTCCTGTGACTTTTGTAAATAGATTTGGTGCTTTACAAAGAATAAACTTCTTTTTAAAATCTATTGAAAGTATAGACATCCAAAGAGACGAATACAAAGTAAACACATTAACCACAGGTGCGACATATTCATTGAACAATCCACAATATAAAAGCAGAAACATAACAAGTAGAGATAACATAACTCTTAACACAGGATATGTAAACGACAGCTATAACCAAGTAATTGAAGAACTATTAATGAGTCCAATTTGTTGGATTGAGAAAGATTCTCAACAATTACCTATTATTCCACAAAACAGACAAGTTACATTTAAAACAAGCTTGAATGATAAACTAGCAAACTATACTATTGAGTTTAAATTTGCTTTTGATAAAATAAATACAATTAGATAATGAATCAAGTAGGCCTTGCAGTACCAAGTATAATATTAGACAGTCCAGACCCAAATCCAGATATTTGGAATTTAACTGATACTTTCTGGGAAGATACTTTTAGAAAATGGGATGAGATAAATTTGATTACTGATATTAACTTTCAGCATTTAGATTTATTTGAAGATGAGACTATAACGCTTACTCAAACTATTCAAGATATTAGAGATATAGAAAAAGTGTTTACAGACTTTAGTAAAACCTTTAATCTTCCTGCAAGTTCTACAAACAATAAATTATTTAAACATTATTACAGACGTGATATTGTCACAGATGCAATCCCAGATGGAATATTTAATGCAAACTCAAAACTAGATGCAATATTAGAATTAAACTACAAACCTTTTAAAAGAGGTTATATTGTAATGAATGGAGTAAAGCTTAAAAACAATCAACCTGAGAGTTATAATATTACTTTCTATGGTCAGACTGTACAATTAAAAGATAGAATAAAAGATAGGAAGTTAAGTAGTTTAGATTTATCAAGATATAATCACGATTATAATGCAACTAAAGTAAAACAAGGCCTGCAAACATTTGTAAGTCCTGTGGGTGGCAATGCTACTACTAAAGCTCATATTATATATCCTTTAATATCTCATACTAATAGGTTTATTTATGATAGTGGAACAGCAGGTACTACTTTAGCAAATACAAGAAATATAGATTACACAGGAAGTCAATCTACAGTAAGCGAAGGTTTCCATTATACGGATTTAAAACCTGCATTAAGAGTTATTGATATTATACAGACTATTGAACAAGATGGAGAAATAGATATGAGATTTACTGATGACTTCTTTAAAGATACAGGCTTCTTTGCAAATCTTTATATGTGGTTACACAGAAACAAAGGAGAGATAGGAGTTACACCAACCAATGAAACAAACACAAACTTAATTGTACTTGACAAGATCATAAGTTTCACAGGAGATGTTTTAGAGTTCTTTGATAATAGTACAACACAAGACCCTCCAACAAGTTTTACAGGTTTTGCACCTAGATTTGATGGAGGTATATTTAGGTTTCAGACTTGTATTTTAGGGGAATCATTGCTTGACCAAATAGAAAAGATGCGAGTAGTTTGGACTGTGACACCAACTATTAATACAAAGAAGTTTACAATAAGGCTTAGAAAGTTTGGAACAAATGAAACGATTACTGAAGTTCAGCACGTTTCAGGCCTAGCTAGTACAACTATTGATTTTACTTTTGAGACCAATGTTGGAAGAACAGTAGATAGTCACAACGTAGAATTTGTTATAGAAACAACTGAAACATCTTTAACTCTAAGTTATACTTTAGCTTGTACTAAGACCTTAGATTCTTATTTTTCAAGTACTAATTCTTATACAGTAAATGCAGGTCAAATAGAACCTGGAGCAATCGTAGACACTATCTCTGTAAGTGACCAAATACCTGATATGAAGATTCTAAACTTCTTAACTGCATTATTTAAGACATTTAATTTAACAGCATTTGTAGATGACGATGTGAATAGCGCAGACTTTAGTAAAATAAAAGTACAGACCTTAGATGCTTTTTATGAAAGTGGAACAACTAGAGATATAACAGAATATGTTTTGACAGATGAAGGAGAAAGCAATTTTAGTGTTCCTTTTAACGATATAGAATTTACATTTAAAGAGCCTAAAACATTTGCAGCATTTTATTACAACAAACTAAATAGTAGAGAGTATGGTTCAGTAAAAGCTTCAGATGCGAGTCAATCAGGTAGAGACCCAAGATTAAATAGAGGCCAAGATTATAAGATTGAGGTTGATTTTGAAAAGATGTTTTTTGAAAGAATAAAAGATAGTAACGATGAATCACAAACACAGGTAGGATACGGATATTTTGTAGACGATAATCAAAGTCCAACAATAGGTAATCCTTTATTATTCTTTAAGAATACAACACCCACAGGAAGCCAAACAATACAAATGTATAATGGTAATGGTGTAGGAACTCCTGCTGAAATATCAAGTTATAATAGGCCTACCAACTTTCAACAAGGAACTTCAAGCGTTTCGATAAGTGTTGATGCTGATGA